CACCGCAGCCTAGAGAAGCTGAGGGCTATGCGAGATGACCCGAGCGATCAGGAGTTCGTTGGAAGTATTGCTTTTGCTCAGGAGTATCAGCACAAACCGTTCAGCGAAGAGGATGCTATTATCAAGCCTGATTGGATTAAAGAGTGCGAACCAAGTCAAGTACCAGACAAACATGCACGGCTAGCACGAGTTTTGACAATCGACCCTGCTGCCAGTGAACGTCAAACAGCCGATTTCACCGCTATGATTGTTGCTGATCTGTATACTGATGGTAATGTTTACATACGTGCGATACGCAACCAACGAACCTCGCCGAGCGTGACTGCTGATACAGTAAGAGAGCTTGATGAAATATACAAGCCGCAGGTGATTGGTATAGAGAAGGGTGCGCTGGGGCTAGTGTTTCGGGATTTGCTGGAAGGGTTGCCTGTCATTGGCTTGGAACCCGATAAAGACAAGGTGCGGCGACTGCTGGCGGTTAGCCGATTCTTTGAGGCGGGCAGGGTATACACTGTGAAAAACATTCAGAACGGTCAGGCGTTTCGTGAACAGCTGATTGAATTTCCGAAGGGGACGCATGATGATATGGTTGACGCAGCGGCTTATGCAGTGAGGTTGTTGTTTGTGGAGGGGGCAGGTCAAGACTCTGACGGGTTTGATGAGAGCGGAGCGTATCACGAAAAAAGAAGCACAGACGACGAAGATGAAGAAGATTGGTCGGATGATGATTATGTGGTATAATCAAGCTAGAAATTGCGGTTATCACAGCCGCATTTTTCTTTTGGTTTAGGGTAGCCGCCTTATTGCGAGGAGCAAAGTAGTGGCATTTTTTAGTAAGAATAACCCAGAACCAACACCAAAAAATCTAACAAGCGAAATCGGCTTTGCCGGCGACATTGTATTTGAGGGCTTTGATAGCGAGGAGTCACGAGTTGACGACATCAAAATTGAAGATTACCGCAAAATGCTCGACAACGACACGACCGTTGAAGCGCTGTATAACATCTTTACTATGAGTATTCTGGCTGCAACGTATCATATTGACGCCGACAGTAACGATGAGGGGGAAGTGCAAGCTGAGCTGGTGCGGCGCAATTTACTAGAGCCACCACACAAGGGCGGAATGCAAACGCCAATGAGTCTGTTTATTGATCAATCTCTAGCGGCGATTTACGAGGGGTTTGCGCTGTTTGAAAAGGTTTACGAAGTGCGAGACGGCAAATTGGTACTCAAGAGGCTAGCGCACCGCGACGCCACCACGCTCACACTCATTCGTGACACGGATGGTGGTTTTGGCGGAACAAAACAGCGCGCTGCTGACTCCGATGGTGTTTATCACGAGATAATCATTCCAGCACACAAATGCTTCTTGTTCACTTATGGCAAGAGCCGCAGTTATCTTTACGGCCGCAGTGCGTTCAAGCCGCTGTATCCACGCTACGATAAGAAGCGACGATTGGAGTATTTGGATAGCATTGCTTTGCAAGCTGACGCCATTAAACCGAAAGTTTTGCGGCGTATAGCTGATGGAGTAGTGACCAATGAGTTAAAGAGGGCGCGTAATAAGGCACTTGATGTGTTGGGCAGATTAGGTAAACGCAATTCAGTAGCGTCACTGCCATATGGTTACGAACTCGATGTACTGAACACAGAGGGGCGCGATCCGCACCAATCGATTGAGCGACAAAACTCGGAGATGGCGCGTGCATTTCATGCAAGCGTTATTCTTACTGCAACACAGGGCTCGGCGAGCAATGTTGGCTCATATAGCCTGAGCACCAACCAGAAAGACCTATTGCAAACAGCAATCACTGGTGTTATGCGGCTATTGGAAGCGCATATCAACCAATACCTCATCGCCGACCTCATCGACTTGAATTTTGCCGAACGGCACTATCCGGAATTTCATTTCGATACGCCAGACGAATCGATTATCTCGGCGGTGTTTGAGGCGTTTAAATTGCTCGTGCAAAAAGACAAGGTGTCGGATGATATTGCTGCTGGAATCGAGGAATCAACAGCGACACGCCTTGGTATCGACCTGGAGGCGATCAAAAAGCGGCGGCAGGAAGATACGGAAGATGACAAGTCCGCTGGTAAAGAGAACGAAAACGCGGATGATAACAAAGATGGAGGTTCTGGCGGCGACGCCGGCAAATTTCTAGGCGAAGATGACAAGCTTGGCGAAGTTGATACGCCCGAGCCGCACGAGCACGTTGCGATCGACCGAGATTTGACCGACGCCGAAAAACGCGTCAAGTTCAAGGCAATCGAAAAGTGGATGGCTGAGCAGGAGGCGAGTTTTGAAACCGCAGCGACCGAGGAACTGCGTAAAGCGGTGGCTGATATCTCGCTCGATGAGGAGTTCACGCTGCCAGCTAGCTATTCTGCGCTGCTGGCAAAACAATATCGCACAGCTTACAACTACGGCAAGCTATCCGCGGCAGATGAGCAGAAGCTGCCAGCACCAGTTCTGAAAAAGGAGCTGAGGGCGCGAGAAAAACAATACGTGGATTTCATTATCAATATGCAGACTGAAGACGTGCGTAATATCATCGCTGGCGAGAAGCTGAAGCAGTCTATTAACTTGGCTGACGGTGACGACGAGGACATTGATGAAGAATCTGGAACACCTAACACTAGCGGCAAACAGGACGAAGCTGCCCGCAATGCGATGCTGGAATCAATCGGGTTATTGACGAGTGTCTGGATCACTCAAGCAGTGCTCGGCACTAAAGGTACTATTATCTCACAAGGTATGAATGACGGGCGTGACGATAGTTTCGCATCGTTTGATGAAGATGACGACACGGCTGTCTATCAGTGGTCGGCACGGATGGAGAAAAATACCTGTCCAATTTGCGCCGAGCTAGACGGCAAGGTGATCTCTGCCAACGAACGCAGAACTACGTTCCAGCGGCCGCCAAAGCACATCAACTGTGGTTGCATTTGGGTGAGGGTGTCAGCGCTAAACAAGGACTATAAGTTGCCGACGGTAACAGGGATTGATAATAAGCTCATTGAGCGGCTGGAATATATCCAGAGAACAACTAAAGCTGAGCTGGCAAGTACGATACCTGGGGCGCTGAAATACACAAAGGCTGAACTATCGAGCATTGAGTCGTATAAAGGGAATGGATACATCAACATCAACCAGGCGCTGTTGGGCAATCATCCTATGAATCCGTATGCTGAGGCTGATATTAAACAGCTGGATAAAGCGATTAAAAAAACAAAGTTGGAGAAAGATATCGTACTATATCGCGGCATCGGGCTAGAGTCAAAATTGTCGATTAACGATATTGTTGATAATCCTAATTTTCTCTCTACTTCTACTAGCCCAAGAATATCGATAGAGTTTGCACAGCAGTCTGAAGCGAATAAATATGTGTTTATTTTCAGAGCCCCAAAGGATATGCCATATTTGGACATTGAGAAAACATTGGCAGATAATAATGTCAATTCAACAGTTAATGAACGAGAATATCTACTGTCGCGAGGCAAGAAGCTTGTTGTAAAAAACCTCTCAAAGAGGGATAATGGAGTTATATTAGCAGAGGTGGAGATGACGGACGATACAAAATACTTGGATGACAGCAACGACAGTATCCTCACTGAGGATTTACTACGAGAGATTGACGAATCGTACGAGCGCTCCAAAAAGCGCCTTGCTGATCCAAATTACAAACCGAGCCAAACAACCAGACGTCTACATCACATCTGGCAAATGGACTCTGACTACTTAAATGAGCACCCTGAAGCTATTAAATCCAAAGATAACGATGAATAGTTGTTGCTAACATAACCTTTGTGGTATAATAGTCGTAATGAATTGCGATCGCATGTAGGTCGCAATTTTTCTTTTTGACATCGGAAGTTACCCTCTGTGAATTACTCTTGAATAATTGCAACACAAACATTTTACAGTTGATATTGTAAAACTCCACTTTCTCGCCTGCGTGCGGTCGCGGTTCAGCCAGGAGAAATCATATGAGTATGCATGTTTTCATCAATCGAGACACAAAGGTAGAGCTAGCCGACAATGAGGGCGGTAAATATAAGCGTTTCAAGAAGCAGATTTGTCAGTTCGGTGAGTATGTTGATCCAAACAACACCTCAAAAAGGATGGTGCTTGATAAGCTATTTGGAAAACGGCTGAAAGAGAACTTTGACGGCGGCAAATATGGCGTTGTGGCAGTGCCACTGGGTCATCCTAGGAATTCGTCCGAGCTGGCGGCTTGGAATAGAGGTGAAATGGTCAATATGGAGCTGACTGACGATGGAATCAACGCTGTCATCGAGATACGAGACGACGAGACCGCAAAGAGTATTGAGAACCGCAATATTCCTGATGTATCAATGGGCTTTGAAGACAATTACCTCGACAAAAAGACCGGCAAATTTGTCGGGCCGCTATTGAAGCATGTCGGGCTGGTTGTCGACCCGTACATCAAAGGTATGCGGCGGTTTGTGCCGCTTGCCGATGAAGTACCGGCAGTATTGTTTAGTGATAGTCAAGATTATGAAAAGGAGGACAAGACTATGACAGTAAAAATTAAGAATGACCGCGAGTTTGATGTTGAAGTGACCTACGCGGTTGACGGCGAAAACAAAACCGAAACGGTCGCTGCTGGTGCTGAGATTGAAGTGCCAGAAGACCAAGCAGAAGCTGTGAAGCAGCAAATCGCCGACGCTGAGGCGCCAAAAGATAATGACAAAGAAAACGAGTTGTCTGAGCGCGAGAAAGCATTGGCTGATCGCGAAGCTGTGCTGGCAGAAAAGGAAGCTGCAGCAGCAAAGCGCGACGCTGAGGCGAAATTCAATAAGTTACTGAGTGATGGCAAGGTAGTGCCGGCTCAAAAGGACGCATTCATGGCGTTGTCTGAGGCATCAAGCACTGAAATCCACCTATCTGATGATGAAACCAAGACCGTTGATACGTTATTAAGTGAGTTTATCGAGGCAAGTCCAAAGCTGAACTTGACCGACGAGAAAGGAACTGACGGCGAAGGCAACGGTGGCGGTGATGAAGTTCAGCTAAGCGAGGACGAACAAAGCCTGACAGACCTCGGCTTGAGCGAAGAAGATTTGAAAGAAACTAAACGTCAGGAAAAGGGAGAATAGCAAATGGCTAATCTAACAGCTCCGCGAGACGACAGCCGACAAACCGGTGATTTGGTTGAAGTTGATGCGGGAACAAATAAGATTTTTCACGGCGCTGCCGTGACAATCGCAAGCAACGGCTATGCACATGCTGGCGCTCCAAAAGAGCCTTTTGTAGGTGTCGCTCAGGAGTCCGTAACTGGTGGACTGGTGCGCGTGTACACTGAGGGTGTGGTGAGCTTTAACTGTGCGGCTGCTGTCGGTGTTCAAGCGAACGTAGGCAAGAATGTCGCGCTCGTTGATGACAATACTGTCGGTTTGGCAACAGGCAATGACGCTGTAGCCATCGGGATTATTACTAAAATTGAATCGACTACATCGGTTCGAGTTAAACTACGATAGAAAGGAATAGAAAATGAGTTTGAATCCTACACAGCTCGGTCGCGCGGACCTGTACGTCAAGACAATTTTCCGCAAAGCAATGAGCGAAGAGTCGAACGACATAGCTAAAGATTTGTATACCATTACTCCAAACAAATCTGGTTTTGCGCGGATTTTGAACCTAACCGCCGTACCAGGCATGAGGCGTTGGGAGAGTGAGCGTCGACCAGGCACGTTCTCGTTCAACGTGGAGATGCAGAAAATTGGTAAATGGGAGCAGTCTGTTGCCGTTGACGGTGCAGATATTGAAGACGACGAGCTTGGCATTTACAAATCAGGTATTGAAGAAATGGCTCTCGAAAACAAGTTGATGTACTCAGCCTTGGCTATCGAGGCTATCAACAAGGGCTTCGTCACGAAGTCTGGCGATGGACACAACTTCTTCTCTACTGAGCACGGCAACCTACAAACTGGCGACCTGACAGCTGCTAATTACGAAGCTGCTCGCCTGAAAGTCCAGACTCAGAAAGCTGAAAACGGCAAATCGTTTGGCTATCTCGTCGACACTTTGATCGTTGGACCAAACATGGAAAGCAAGGCGCGTGCTATTGTCGAGAAAGAGAATCTTGCTGGCGGGGAAAGTAACACTAACTACCACACCGCAAAGATTTTGGTTATTCCGCAAATTACAGATAATAGCTGGTATGTTGCCTGCCTGAGTCGAAAGGTTAAGCCAGTTGAAGTGTGTGAACGCCGCCCAATTGGAAAGCTGCGCCAAATCCTGAAAGATCGCCAGGAAGACCAGGACGTCTACACTTGGGGTACTGACGGTCGCTTTGACGCTGCGTATGCAAATTATCGATTAATTGCCGGTTCGGTGGGTTCTTAGGAGGAAATCATGGAAGATCAGCCAAAATCTGAAAACAAGAAAG